ATGAGCTCATAGCAAGTGTTAAGTCACTATGATCCCGTCATTATGCGGGAACAACCAATTTCGAATTTTCTACCAATTTAAAAGAAGGCTGAACCCCATTAGCTCCCCCCGATAGGAGGAGTTATGAGGACTATATAGTTGTTAATATATAGCGACCACCTTCTACCGAGTACCTGTCTACACACTGTAATGTGCTTGGGGTTTGGGAGAATATTTATGCTTCGATAGCATTTGTTACCACAGAGAAATCACCCTCTGAATCGAGGTTGAGGAGTATGGTAACTGTGTCAGGAGTTTTGGTGTTGTCGTAAGGCACATAGATGCCTGGAGCAGAACCGACAAAGTTGCAGATGAAACAATCTGTTACTGGAACGAAGTCCTGTGTGTTATTGGTGTAGTATATACCAATAGAACCCTTGGAACTTCTAGATATGGTGCAGATCTTTGCGCTCTCAACAATGTTTGGAGTAAAGGCGCTTGAGTTTCCAAGCTTTACTATGGGCTTGCTATCAAGCACTCCCACAGTAGCAGTCAAGGTACTCACATCTACCTGTAATTCTAGGCCAGTAGGATATGATTCTATCAAACTCACATTGGAGATATCGCACATTGGCGGTGGTCCAATCATGAAGAAGAAACTGAAATCATCTCCAGCAGCCTCATACATTCTAGATGACTGAGAGTTGCCACCATAACCAGCTAAATTGCGACAGCGCACGTGTGTCCTCACATCGCCCAAAATTGGGGTTTGATTGGAGTTAACCACGTCACATCGCACTCCGCGGTAATATGGAGTTCTGATCTCGAAAGCGTTAGACACCTGTTGATTTTGTTGGAAAATGGGCTGCCCGTAAGAGGCAGTTTCAGGAACAACAGTTTGACAGCTCTTCTCTTCGTCAAAGCCCAGATAAGCATCTGCCACCACACCAGGCGTATATGGGATTAGCTTAAACTGTGAGGATCCGTTATAGAACCTGTACAGAAAGGAAGCCATGTACCAGGGAGTGGGAATAGCACGATCTAGGAAATTCAACTGTGACATAGTACGCATGCCACTGGTAGAATCTTCGTCCATGTGCCGCGTTCTTAAACCAACGTAGTCTTCAGTTTGACTAAGATTAGCAAACCAACTATATCGCTTCATGAAAGCACGTAGGGACTTGAAGTATTCTCCAGTTGTCTGTGCAGTCACATCCTTTGATGTATGGGATGGGACCAACAGATTTTCATCGGCTGGGATGAAAACTGTACCAATGTCCGATTGAGCATATCGGTTTTGGAAGCCAGGAGCCAAGTTCATAACTGGACGAGCAATCTGATAATCTTCTCCACCGCTATGAGCGACAAAGAAAGTTACAGACCCATTCACTGTTGGTGGATGAGAAAGCTCATTCAGAGAGTAGATGGCTAGGCATCCAGTTTTTGTGTCCAAAGTGGTAGCATTAGGCCCTGGGAGCAAACCGTCTTTCTTATACGTTTCACGCCAGTCAGTGTTTGATATGAAAGGAACCGAGACTCGGAAAGTTGTTCTTCCCATTTCGTCTTGGCGATCTTTCAAATTGCACACGACGTTGTAATTTGTATTTAGAAGGTTGTCGTTTGGACCCGTGATTTCACTTGGAACATCAACGATGTTTGTTTCAGGTAAGAAGATGACAGCAAATCTTCCTTGGTGATAAGGAGTCTTAACTATCATGATATCATAGTTAATGGTTCCTCGCCAAAGAGTTCCCAGCATACTAGCATAAGCAAAGCTGCCTAGGTACATAGTCTGGGTACTAGTTGCCTCACCATACTGGTATTGAGAGAAAGGAGAAACTTCCCACTTTGTTATCAATTTACCAGCAGTGAAGAGAGTACTGTCTGCCACTTGAGAGTGAAAATAATTTGGACGACCAAAAATATATTCAAAACTCATTTCATCCTTGGTTTCAGGGATAAAAGACGATCCATCTATTCCATTGTCTTGCAACAAGGCAAGGGTAGTGGCATCGTCGTGGCCTTCTGTGTGAATCAGGGTATTGTTTGGTTTCAACACCGACTTGCATTGTGGTTGGATTGAAGTTGGCTTCGACCAGCCAAACACAGAGGCGGCTTTGCCGACTGATCGTGACACCCAAGCAACACAAGGAGCAAATCTACCAATTACTGGCACTCCGGATAGAGCATCAGCAATGGTAGTTACTCCCTGTGCCACCTGAGAAACTGGTCCAGAAGTAGTTACTTCTCCAGTATCACTAGCGGCGACAGGTTGTACATCAGCTTGGGCAAAGCGATAACCACGCTTCTCTAGGCGTGCAATGTCATGCTTGTCCTTGATGTTCGAGATTACATCGTTGTGAGTGGGAACATAGAATTGAGGATCAACGAACCTAGCAAACACAGTGTAGTTCACTTCTTCCTTGGTTTCTGTGCCTCTCAGAGGGGAAAATACATATAAGAATGCAGTTCCAAACTGATTATCGGCATTACCAAGATCAAAAAGATCATAGATGTTCGCATAGGGACAGATAATCTTCAAAGAATTTCCTTCCTCCACACTCACGACTTTATATGGGCACGATGTCTGCGAAGCCAGGAATCGAGTTCCTTTCCTGCGGAAGTCACCAGTCTGGTTATAATAAGGATTATAGACCAGCATTAGCGCTCCCTGCAAGAAAGGTTGAGCATTAATCTTAATCTCAATTTCGATGTTGGCCTTCATATACTGATAGTTCTTCAACTTATCCACAACTAAGGGCGATTTCGTAAAAATGTCCTGAGGAAAGTTGAATAGTTTCAGATAATTTGCAGTGTCAGCATCATAGTCCGCTGGTGTCAGATGAATCGGTATTGCTTCATCAGCTGAAGACCAAACAAATGTTCCCAAATTAACGGGGCGTTCTAAGATACTGCGGATTTCGTGCCGGGTCGTATCATTTAATGCCAGTTGCGTTACCGTGGCTGGCATGGGGGTTGCCTCAACCGACATTTGCACATCAGTGAGGAGTTTTCCACGAGTGGAATCGACGTTCGTGTTTTGATCATGGTCATACGAAACAGAACCATTGTTTTCATTTGAATTGTTGGAAGTCATGTTATACGACAGGGGTAGATGACTATTCACCCTGAAGTCGGGAGCTGTATCACCAGAGCACAGCAACACTCTATATTTGGGCACAGAAATAGCAGTGAAAACAGAAGTATCCCGTTTGGTTTCTGTAGACAAGATCACATTTCCTGGCAAGGCCCGAGAGTCTACCAAAGAGGAACGTATTCTTGGCGAGAATATAAATCTCTGTTGCACCTGTACACTTCCATTTGTTCGTAGTGTGTGGGTACCGAGAAATTGATTCCCGCATCGGATAGTTCGTCTCGTACACGACGACTCCAGTAATCGTATACTTCCCGTTTGTGCATAGCGAGTTCCATGATAACTTGTTGGCAATTCTCCACTGTTGCGGCACGACGGGCTTTTCCCCGAATCCAATTGGTTATTTCCAAAACGGCTTCTAAGTTCATTGGAGCTAAAAAAGTACCATCTGGTTGAATAACGAATTGTCTTTTGAGGAAAGCGACATCCTCCAATGGTTTAAAAGGAAGGATGACACCAGTCTTTGCTTCGTCAGTGTAGGTGAGACCAAATGATGCTAGAGCTTCAGTGAGAGTGTTCTGATTGAACCAGTCGAGAATTTCTATGCTGACAGACTTGATGTCGTCATCACCGTATATGATCTCAGCCACATGTTTGCGGTAGTCACAGATAGCTGGAAGTCCCTGTTGTTTCTTCAACATAAGATATGCAATTCTCATCACAATACCATTAAATAATGAATTGACAATAACAGTGAGTGGATTCCCAGACGGTTGTGAGTGAGTCTTGCGAATCACTTCACCGCGCACAAGAATGTCGGCGTTACATATGTGGTCCCAAAGGGCAGCACGTATGAGTTTGTTTTCTTCACCATCATCATACCATTCATTGATTTTCTCATTAATCTTAACGAGCACCTGCATAAGTAGGGAACCGTCGAAATTTGAGAAATCTCCGGCAATCATGTAATTGCCTTTCTCTTGGAGATGATGGGCCAGGGTTGTCCATTCCAGTGAATATGGGTTTATACCCACAGCAATACCGTTCTTTATTCTATGTCTTGTGACATGAGCATTAAAGTCTAAGTAATACTGGCGCAAAGCTATCACCAAATGTTGAGGACATGCTTCGAAAACTCTCGTTTTCCCAGCATTTACCTTGTTGATATCACGTTTTTCATCCTTGAGGGTAGCTGTTGAAATAGCACTCCCACGAATTCCATTACGTGAATCTTCAATTAGGTTTTCCACGTCTCGCTTCAGTCCAGGGTGGTCGACAATATATTGTTCTCCATCCCCAAGCCAGTCGGTTTTTCCTTTGCCTTTGTTGTTAAGGTTGTATGGATAACCGGGCGATGTGGTTCGATTTATAGGGCGTTTATACTGATCCCCATGCACTCCTGTGATAGCTTCTTCATATGTGTGCACTTGACCCATTCCAGTGGGCGGCTTACCTAACCCTTGGAAAACATCATTTGCAGCAGCTTCTAGAAGATCAGCATCCACCCACGTTTGTCCACCCATAATTTTCTTTATGCCCTTTAACATAGGATCCAAAACTTCTCCAGCTACGGTCGTAGGTTTGAGGAGAGCGGGTTTTGTCTTATGTTTCTGGACTTTGTCAAAGATTATTGAGGGGAGCAAAGCAGTGTGGATTGGAGCATTTGGAGCAGGAGCAGTGCCAACATTGATACAGTCACCTTCATCAAGTAGGGAAACCTGAAATTCAGGGCTAACCCAAGACTGAGAATATGGCAAGCGGCCATCTATCAAGTACTGCGACGAGATATTAAACTTCTTGACATGTTCTTTCAATCCTTGATCAAGGAACTCTTTTGTTGTCAGTGCGCCAAGTGCTGAAACGCCAGCGCCTCCAGCAACATGGAAACCAATCAACTTGGTATGAATCATTTTATTGGAAATAGAAAGCAAAGCTCCACACATTCCACTAACGGTTTCAAGGTCGTAGTCGATATGGTTACCAATCCTAATGGGACATTTGCATTGAGCAGTGTCCTTGGGGCAAGTACCTGGGGGATGAAGGAAGTATTCAGTAGCCCTTGTAGATACCGCAAAACTAGATGGGTATTTTTCTTGGACAATAGTCTTTCCATTCACCTCGTAGAAACCAGAGAATGTCATGTCTCCTTCTTGTAGTAGGTCAATATCGGTGGCACTCAAGAACTTGGATAAGATCTTTGGCCTATTGGGAACCACTGGAGGAAACGAGACAAGCGCCAGATCAACAGGAGCTCCATCCATTTGGAACATTTGGGAGATCTGGCACTCACTAATAGGCACTTGAATAGCAGCCTTAGTTGAGTACGGATTTCTAATCACCAGATATTCAATTGGATCAATATGTGGAGGATTGAGGACAGTGTGTGCAGTGGTAATCATGGTGCGTCCCACAAGGAAAACACCATTACTGCGACAACACATGCCATTCTTGTCCACTGCTTGAATCCAAACTGAATTCCTAAGCAAAACTTGAGTCGTCTGTTCGATTTGCACTTGATCACGCTGAGCATACTTGCGAGCGCCAATGTGCATCTCAGTTTCACAATTTATGAAACCTTGAGGACCATTTTGTGCAAAGGTTCTCTGACGAGCGACAGCAGGTTGATGTTCGTATACTTTCTGTGCATAATTCACTCGTGGTGGCACACGCGGTTGGGAATCATACACACGCTGAGCATGTGTACTATGCGACTCCCACAGATTGTAAACGCAGTCAAGAACCGCTTGCGAATCATTCATGTCTAGGTTATCAATCTCCAACGAATCGCAGATGAAACACCCAGCAAGACAAGCCGACGACAATAATTCCTGAGCTTCTTCGTAGGACTGTTGAGGATAAGGGCCACGGGTGTAGCGCAAAATCGCACATTGTCTACGAGGACGCTCTTTGGGTCTGGTCCGTCTGACTTTTTCACGAATGTCAGCAAACGCTTCTGCATCAAATCCGGATTTAAGCAAATCAGAGCGAACAGATTTGATTCCCGTTCTGTCAAGAAAATGAGCCAACATATCACCGGAGTTGGGATACTCGATAATGCTGCACGCTTTACATTTTCCACACGGAACAGTAGAGTTAGAAGGTTCACGATTAAATTGACACCAAGAGTCCACAGTGTTAGAGGGCTGGCTACAAAAGATTCCCGAGTACCAAATTCCGAGAAGAGCAATTGCAGTGGAGCAAATGCCTGTCAAAATGTCGGAAGTCGGTACTCTAGGGAGATAATTTATAGTTTTCTGAGCAGCAGCGGAAAAGAAAGATAATAAGAATTCTGCAACACTAAGCAACTTATTAGTTGCAGCGCTGACACAAGCATACATCTTGCTCATCCACGTGCCCAGGGCTCTGGAACACTCATCTTTGAAAGATGCAAATTTGGCAGTAATAGTACGAATGCGATGCTTGGCTTGGAACAAGTGCGATAGAGAACCAAAGAAATGGTCCTCAACAGCGTCTTCGAACACGTCTTCATCACCTTCCACTACATACTTTTCATCATCTGCAAGAACTTCGATGAATTTCTCGGGGCGGAAAATACGATCGAATTTCTCCAAGATCTGTCTCTCGGTTGAAGGAGGAGCGGGTGTGTCTATACCAGCAATTCTGCGAACAGCATTTGCCAGTTTGTCACTGTCCTCCTTTCTCTTATCGTATTCTGCAACGTAGAAGTTCCAAAATTGATCGAAGGTCATATGATCAGCCTTAGGAATCAATGTTACTTCTGCAGATCCACGTGCTTTGTTATGGGTAACTTTATAGCACGTGAAACGATAATGTTCAGTTGTAAGTGGCTCAACATCTTCCGGTTTTATTCCTTTGTGTTGTGCCACCTTTTCCTTACTGAATGTGTAATAGTGATCACCGCGGTGATCGCGGCCAATGGGAACACCAAACTTGGGATCGATTGTTACTTCTGCCCATATATGAAATCTTCGAAACACAGCGCCAGGGTCCACTAAAGAGTGAATGTCTGGAAACTGTTGATTAGAAGAGGCTATAATAAAGTCAGAAGTAAAATTCGAACATCCTTTCTTGGAAAGTTCTGCCATCTTAAGCGGGTACTGTGCGGTATTGACCATACGTTCTAGCTCGCCGTACTCCTCAACGGGTTTTTGAAGGGAATCCTTGACATTACCAAAGTCGTCAAGAATGACAATTGGTTGTCCAGTGTATCCTTCCCAATACTCGTTTTGAGCCATCCTGGGAAAAGAACAGCTTTCAAAAGCAGTGCCGTTTTTCTTTAGATACTTGCGGAAGATTTGAGCTTTCAACACATCAGTAGCAACTGATTTGCCAACTCCAGGTTGTCCATATAAATATAAGGACATTGGAAGGCTTCGAATTGTGTGACATTTAGCAGCACAATGCAAAGCCCATTCATATTGTTTGTTAATCCTCCTCTTAAGGCTATCAACTAAGCTAACACTATGACGTGAGTTCATGCGTGTCGCTTGAGTATGGTAATCACTCAATTGAAGATATACAGTAACAATTTGCTCGGCAATTGGACCGGAGGAATCAACTACAACATTGTCGAATTTTTCTATAATGCAACAAGCAGCGTAGAGATTCTCTAATTGGGGAAAATTTTGCATGAATTGATATTCTTCAGCAGAAATACCATACACAGTTGTGTAATATATTTGAGCGAGATAATCAAAAACCCAATTGAACAAGTCCTTGAGAGCTCTGAATCCCTGAGCAGCGCGTCCTACACTTGCAAAGTGCTTTGTCATCTCTGAAGGAGAAGGCAAAGTGCCTGAGCAAAGAAGAGAGAACACTCCACAAAGGAAAGACAGAAATCCTGCAAATGGAAGCAGTTCGGGGGATTTAGAAGCAGTGGTAAAGAGATCGGAGACCAAAGATTGGCCTACTCGAGCAGTGGTATTACCAGAGGAAAAATATACACTGACATCTGACATAGATGGCACCAAATTAACTAACGAATCGATAGAAATACCGAGAAGGCGAGCTAAATTTGCGCAATGTATTGCCAGCATGACAGGAGAACCTTCCTTGAGGTTATTAGCCACAGCAGAAAGTGAGATAACAATGCCAAGCAAATCAAATCCATCGGGAACTTTAAACATTTTACGCAACTCATCAGTTGCTGAAGTAAGAGTTTTAAGAATACTTTGTACCATATCCATGGTTGGGTTGAGTTTGTCAACAGCAGCGGAGAGTTTAGCGCCATTAACAATAGTGGCGGCTGCAGTGCCAGATCCAGGAAGGACAGCATTAGCCATAACATACGCAGATGTTTTAGCGGCTTCTGCCATAGCAGTTGGACTAGAGCACGTAGATACAAAATCGTTGCGCATCTTAGATAAAGTGGCATCGAAAAGAGTCTGAGCATGTCGCTTCTTGGTAGAAGCTTCAAGGCGTTTCTTCTTTCTGTCGCGCTTTTCTAATTCAATACGGCGCTGCACGAAATTATTGTGCTGTTGTTGAGCTTTCTTCAACTTTTCAATTTCTCTACGCATTTCATTGATTTTCTTTTGTTGAATATCGGAGAGAGGTTTCGAATTAACTGTGGGACCAGGGTTGGTTTCAATATCACCAGATAAAATTAATCTTAATTGCTGATAGTTCTTATTTATGGTATAACGGGTTTCATCCCAATCATCGTATATAGTTTTAGTAATAGAAAAATTCTTAAACACAATTTTGGTAACAAGAGGGTCGTCAAGAGCATAATCAGTAACATAGCAAGGAACACCAGAGCAAGTCATTAAACGCAAGAAACATTTAATGGTATCCCAGTCTTTGCAAACAAAAATATTATCCATAATTTTGTCGCGAAGTCTGAAAAGTTCTTTCTGAATGCCTTCATCACTTTGATCCAGGTTGAATTGGGTCAAAAATGAATGGAGGGCATGTTCCTTCAAGGGTCGGGTAAGGTCAAAGTCAGATATGTAATTTCTTATATTATTCCAGGCAGCGGTGGCTGCAAGAGAATGAATAGAATACTCTAACATATCGTGGTCAAAAGCATATCCATAGGTATTAGCAGGAGACGGAGCGAGGTCAAAATCGGCCATGAGTTCATTGAGGGTTTTGAAATTACACTTGTCCATGTTATATGGGGGGCGGCGTTGGAATGGGGATAGCGTTTCCGGCGTCTAGGGCCTTCTACGGCTAGCGATTAAATAAAGTTAAAAGGGACACGCGTGGTGGACGAAAACCACAATGCGTCTCAAAATAAAAAGCAATAAATTACTTTTATAAAGAAACATCAGTCCAGTCATGAGGAGTTATTCAAGCTACTTTGCTCATGCCTAACGTGTATATTAAAATTAAAGTCTACTAACCGCTGTAGGTTTTAGCTACAGTGCCTACCTTCAAAGAAATGAAGTTCCAAACTACTAACCTGACTGGTGCGCCGTGGTAGGGGTCGAATCCAGCACGTGTTTCTTAAAGAGGAGATCGCATCCTACTAGAGTACTAGCATTCGAAGAGAGAAAGCAGACTATAATAATGAGAGAGTTTATATCAATCAACGCTTGCTTCTGATATAAAGACAAAAATTATTAGAGTGGGTTAAACATTGCACAAGTTAAAAGTTGTGTACAAACATTTTAGACCATATATTGACATACTTATTCTCCGTGGGGACAGCCACGGATACACTAAGGTTTACAGGCTACATGGGTTCAAATGATTGCACAGGGTAATTGCCCTG